CAATATCTACATCAATAATGTAAAACCTTGTTTCGGTTTGATCATGATTAAGATCCTCTACAATTGGCCTAGTTTTTTTACAAGGACCACACCAATGTGCTGTAAAATAGAGGACTGTATTCATTTACCAGACTTTTCTCGTGCCTTCTTTAAGGCATTAAAATCTTTTACTTTGGTATCTCCAAGGTATCCCCATGCGTATCCATCATTGATCATCATGTCATTAAGAGATACAGTATCTCCATTAATATATACCCAGCCTAAAATGCGACCATACTTTTCAGATGAGTCCATCTTTTCAGTCTTAATCACAACAGACTTAGCATCCTTTAGAGACTTCTTTAGGTACTCCTTAGCTTCAAGACCAAGAGCCTTCTCAGCAAGATCCTTTGTGCGAGACTCTGGGGTATCAATACCAGCCAGCCTTACACGAGATGCAAATAGGATATCAAACCCTAAATCAATAAGAACGTCAATGGTATCTCCATCTACTACATTCTCTACTTTTCTTACATAATATTCATACATTAGTAGTCTTTACCTTTCGCTTTATCTTCAATAAGTTTATCTCGTTCATCAATTATAGTAATCATAAATGACATCATATTTGCGTACCCTTCAGGATTATTTATAATTTTATTATAGTGATGACCGCAAAAAGATAACTCACCATTTAATCCAGTAACTCTAACTAAAGCTTCTGCTGCACAGGAATCGCAACGATCAATAGGACTTAGTAACCAGTTTTGCTTAACTTCTTCTTCTATAATCATTGTGTTCATAGTATACCGCTACTTTCTGTTGTCAGTGGAATAAAACCCACTACCGTTGAATACTGCTCCTACATTAGAGTATACACGTTCCAGTGGTAGATTGCAAGTTTCACAATCATACCCTGGATCGTCTTCTTTAATTGAACGAACTTTTAAAACAGTTTCTGGACATGCTCCAGTGCATCTATATTCGTACGCTGGCATTATTTTATCTTTTTTCCAAACTTTGCCCAAACTCTTTCATGTAAGAAATATCCTAGAGCTTCCCAACCAATATAGATCAAGGCTCCAAGACTTGCGTATTCCCATTCACCAGTAAAAATATAGATAACTCCAGCAACACCAACAAGGTGAAAGGTTTCCCAACTTGCTGTCTTAAGTAGTGTTCTCTTTGTTGAGTCCATTTACTTTGTTTTCTTAACTACTGGCTTCTTTACTGCTGCCTTTTTTGCTACTGGCAATGCAGGAGTTGTTGATTCGGCAATCTTGTTTAGCAGTGGAGCATTTTCTTCACCAGTGTAAACTGGACGACCCCAACCAACTACAGCGTTTACTAACTTCTTTTTGTTATTCTTTACATAACCACGAGTTTTTTCTACACACATTCCGCCATTGCGTTGGTCTCCCTTTGCAGTTCCTGAAGTGTTTCCTTCAATGACTTGGATTGTCCCATCGCCATTATTTTTAATACAAAGGCCAACATGTGAAATACGATTTACACCATCTTCTGGAAAATCAAAATAAATCCAATCTCCTGCTGATGGATCATCATTACGAGCATCTGCCCAACGATTATTTTTCTTAAACCAGTCTGCTGCTGCTACTGTTGATGCACTCTTAGGATACTTCTTTGGGTCTAGGCCAGCTGAAAAAGCTGTCCAAGATACAAATGATTGGCACCAGGGCAAAAAGTTTGCGCCTGTCCACTTTCCATACTTTGTTTCATTATCTTTTGGACCTTCAATGGTTCCAATTTCTTTCTTTGCAACTTCGATAATTGCTTCTAACGATCCTTTTACTGACATAATTGCCTCCTTGTTGTCGTCTTAATATATTATAGCATGCTGAAAACTACTTGTCAATCTCTTTATATACTCTTATAGTAGCCATTCTTGGTCTCTTCTTACATCTATATCCCAGGAACCTATTGTTAAAAAATCTTCAGATTCTTTAAGTAGGTAATATTTTTTATTTTTTTCTTTTGTGGCAGCGTAACGCTCTTGAAGTTTTTTATCACTTGCTATGGTTTGAGCTGGGCCAAATGGTGCCGTAACATCAACAGCATCATTACGATATATCAATATCCTAGGATCATCTTGTTTTGCTATACGAAAAAACCTTTCACGATAATCATCGTCTTCTGCTGTGTATGGGTAAAATTTTTCATCAAACAGTCCTACCCTTCTTATAACATTTTCTCCAATAGAAAAGCAACTAAACCCTTCAGTTGATGCTATTATTTTTGACTCACCACTGCTTTCATAAAACTTTTCTAGTGAGCCTGGAGTCCAATGAGTATCTACAGAAGAGAATAGCCAATATTTTTCATGAGGATATAGCTTGATAGTTAAGTTCCAAGATCCAGACATGCCTAAGTTTGATGGTAGGTTTAAAACCCTAATATTTAAATCTTTTCTTTTTGGTATGTATTCCTGTGTACCGTTGTTAATTATTAATATTTCTTTGATGGGGAAGTCTATTAGTTCTAAGTTTGTATCTAATAAGTCATATCTATTTAAGACTGGTATAGAAAGTAAAGGTATCACACAGTCTCCCCTGTATTCGTACAACTACATTATATAAGTATACACTACGCTGATTTATCTATTAACCTAATATATGTTCTTATCCTGTGACAGTTAGCGCATACTACTTCACATTTTGCTATCTCTTTTTTGATTGCTGCCCAAGAAAATCCATCATGGATCATTCTTGAAATATTATATTTTTTATCTTTTAAATGATCAAAGTCTAAGACAATATGATTAGACTCTCCACAGTCAACACAACCACTAGCCTCTTTAATTTCTTTCAGACGCTTTTTGAATTGCTGTTTATTATAAACTGCTAATTCTTTCTCTGACATGTTGTTATTATTATACACCTAAAATGTAATGCCCCACACAGGTAATTCAGGCACGATGGCCCAGGTTATGTAAATGGGTAACTAATCCATCACTAAGGTCCTGTGTGGGGACATTTATATTGTACTACTTGATTTTAATTGTTTTTGGTTTCTTTTCTTCAGGAACAACACGATCTACATTAATATGAAGCATGCCATCCTTAATTTCAGCAGAAGTTACTTCCATATATTCGCCAAGGGCAAATGATCGTGTGAATTTACGACCTGCAATACCTTTATGAATTACTTCTGCGTCAGTTACTTCTACAATTTCACCCTTAATAACAAGGGTCCCATTGTCTACAGATACATCAATATCTTCCTTTGAAAATCCAGCAATAGCTAATGAAATTCTATATGTATCTTCATCTAGTTTAAGAAGATCATAAGGAGGATATGAGTTTGAATTTACTTTATGTGCATTGTTTAAACGGCTTAACTCTCTGTTAAAGCCAATAAAAAAAGGATCATTGAAAAGATCCATTGTGAAACTATTTACCATTTTATTCCCCTTTCAAGCGAATAAGTTAATATACCCCTCATTCGAGCAGGTATCTAATAATTATATCATATATTAGTGGTCTTTAAGTTTAAATACAAACATGCATGGGTCTCCGCCATCTTCCCACTCTTGCATCTCTTCATCTGTCATGTATGGATCTCCTTCATGTGTATTACAAAACACAGGAGATATCCATCCTCTATCAATTCCATTGTTCATCCAAATATCAAATTCAAATTTATCTTCGTCTTTTATCATGACTCTCCTAAACGCTTACGATATCGATTGGACCCATACAGGTTGGAGAAAATTTTATTGCTGCTCCAACAGCTGACTGTAATCGTCTACGTGGATCTTTAATTTTTTCTGTAGCATGAAGTGCACCATAAGCATATTCTGCTCCAGATCCCATAGCAAGGTAGTCTACTTCATACTTTGATAAAGACATATCTGAAGAACTATGTTCGTAGATCTGTCCTTTAACTGCAATTATCAAACCAAAGTCTGAATCTTTACCTGTATCAACCCACCAGTCTGTATAAAACTTTTTAAGTTGTTTGATAAATTTGGTTTGCATAAACTTATCTGTGTCACGAAGATCTGGAATATCTGGATTAAAATTATAGCGAAGTCTTTCACCATCCATAGACCCAGCATACCCAATTAAGTAGGGACCAAGCTTCCAAACTTTAGGGGCAGTCAATGCTAGAATAGTACCATCGTCTGATGCACCACGATCTCCAGCCATATATATTTTATTTTCATGGCGTACAACAGCGATACAAGTCATGACAAAACCCTCCCCAATTAGATATATCTAAGTATATCATCCCTAGGGAGGGCTGTCAACAAAGGCCAAATATGACTAACTAGCCTTTTTGTCTACTGATTTAAAGGCTTCATTAATCTCTGCTAATGTAAGCTTTCCATCGTCCAAAAAAGCTCTTGCCAGTCTTTCAATAACTGTGGCTACGCCTAATAGTCCTGCTAAGAATACAGCCTGCATAGTATCAATTCCTACTACTGCTCCTGCTCCTAAGACTGATAGTCCTGATGCTGCGAATACCGCTAAAATTCTCATAAGAATATTTGTTATTGCTTTTTGTGGGTGCTCTTTTTTAGGGGGTTCTACTACTGTTTTTCTGGTTGCCATTTTATTCCTCCTTGTTTCTAATTGGACTAGTTAGTATCCATAGGGTTGTTGTTGCCATGATTCCATATCCAACAATTGTCTTAGCACTACCGTCCAAAACTACCCAGGCTATAAACATTCCAAGGAGAGTCCATGCCTGGTCTACCATATCCTTTAGGATATTTTTTACTATTCTTACCATCTTCTTCCTCCTCTCGATGCTGGCGAGTTAGATCCTCCACCAGAACTTCCACCACCCGTACTTCCACCCGTTGCTCCACCCGCAGCTACAGCTGCTGCATTAATAGCTGCTCCTGCTGCCACGACTGTTGCAACAACCATATCTGTTGCTTCTTCTCTTTCTTCTGTTGACATATCAGCACCAATACTTCCAAGTGCTGCTAAAGCTGCTCCAGGATCTGAGAATGCTTCTTGAAGCAATGCTGCTGGATCTTGTAATAGTTCAACTTGTGCTGCTACTTCTGCAGTAATAACAACTGCATTTCCTTGCTCATCTGTTCTTACATCAATAGGAGTTTCTTTTGGAAGATCTTTATACTCAATTCCAGAATCTTTAATTTGCTCAGAACTTAGAGCTTCTCCATCTGCTTGTGCAACAAGAGCGTCTGCAACTAATGACTTTTCTGATTCATTTAACTTACCGCCATCGGCAGTCAATACTTCTACAAGATTAGCAACCTCAGCCTTACTAACATTTCCATCAGCCATTAAAGCATTAACAACTTCATTAGCTTGTGCCTGAGTAATAGTATTACCAGTAATTACTGCTGCTACTGCTTCTTTAACTTCTTCTTTAGTTGTTTCATTCTTTGCTTTTTCTGCAGCAACTCTTTCTGCTTCTAAACGTGCCTCTTCTTTAGCTTTGGCTGCTGCCTCTTGTTTGGCTTCTTCTACTGCTTTAGCATCTGCTTC